AGGCATACGGTTGTGTCAAGTGCCGTTCGGGAGGTTGGGTTCGATCCTCTCAGGCAGAAGATGGAAGTGAAGTATACGAACGGGAAGACCGGGGTTTATGACGGGGTGAGCGAGAAGGAATACGAGGAGTTCGAGGCCTCCCCCAGCAAGGGCAGGTTTCTCGCCAGCAACTTCCGCGGACAGAAAGCATTTTCGTATACGGATGAGGATGAGACATGATAGGGAAGGTCAGGCCACAGATATTCCTTGCTATTATTGTTCTTGGAATATTATCATGTGTCGGTATCTGGGCCGACTATAACGAGATCGCCAGCGGCTGCGTCGGCGGGATTATTGCCCTCGGGATGAAGGTCCTGGAAGCGGAATAATGGATTTATCCAATATCAAGCTCCCATTAGCAGCAGTGGCGCTTATCATCGCACAGGCCTTTGGAATTATCTGGTACGTGGCCCAGCTCGATTCAACGGTCGGACAGCTGGAAGCAAGCGTTGAATACATCGAGGAAATGCAGGACGAGATAAAAGAACTGCACGAGAACCAGGCAGTCATAGAAAACGAAATGCGGACGATCATGAGCGACCACGGCGGGTTTGCCGACGTGCTGCGGGATTTGAATGCATCAGGATTATTGCCTTCTGGAGAACGCCGGGAATACGGAGGGTACGGCAATTAGATGAAAAAGATATTTGCACCGTTGCAGCTCTTTCGGCTCCCTAAGCCGTCCTTTAGGCTGCCCAGGCTTCTGCGCTGGCTCAGGGTATTGCGGTTTCTTAAAGTGCTGACTATCCCGACCGGGCTCCTCCTTGTACTCACCTCTGCCGTTGGTATAGCCGTCATGCTCTACGGCATGACACTCCCCAATATCCTCGGCATAGCACGGCCAGAGGTACGCAATATCGTCTCCTTCCTCATGTCAGGAGGACTTTATAGCCTCGGCGGGTTCGCCGCAGGCTCGGTGCTGGGACTCCTCTTCCTTATAAAACCTATTGTCCGAATGATAAAAGCGACGTTCTGGTGGATCGTGAGGTTTCCGAAAGCCCTCTGGCAGTCACCCGTCAAGACTTATCACTCGGTTATCAGGGGACGGAACTGGTTCCTCGCCAAGGTTGAGTACCTCCAGAGCGAATCACAGAAGTGGAAAACCGCATTTAATATCCTTAAAAGCCCGTACAGCCTCTTACGTGCCGCAGGATTCTCCCCACAGATGGCCGCGACTATGCTTATAGGAGCCTCAACCGTCGGTACCGGCGTCGTGGTAAACGAGACAATCCTTGAGGGCAGGAGCTTTGCAAACGGTGATGCCGGCGTGTACCTAGCTCCGGGAGATGCTCCCGTCAGTTACGTCACCGACCCCGAAGAAGAAGGGTACAACACTCTGAGAATCGACCTCGGGTCAACCCCCGTGAGGGCCATAACGATTGAAAACGTGTCGATTGGTACGGTCTTTACAGGTTCGGCATTACCAAGTGGAGTCCAGAACGCCGTCGATGTTGGCGGTCTGGCCTCGGCCTCAACGAGACTGGAGATCGGCCACCTGATATTTGAGAAGAGTAGGTGTAAGAAGCTGGAACTCTCAGATATACAGGCTCATACAATCATAGTCCGCGGCAATGCATCCGACGGCCAGTCGATAGCCCCCAGTCCGGGTACAAGCAGGATGAGAGCAATCGGGGGCGGCCACCACCAGGCTGAAGCAATGGTTCACTCCGGCGGCACATTCGATAGAATTTGGATACAGGCACCAACCAGCGGCGTGAACGGCAAGGTGGATAAATTGACACTTTCAAATCTTTTCACAAAAGGTGGCCCCTGTAAGCTGCACCGGATGAATATAGGTACGCTGGAGGTTCTCTTAAACGAGGTTGGCATTGGGGATGGCTTCGCAACCAAGGAATTTACGATTGCGACCAATGTGACAGGGGCCGTAATCACAATCGAAAATAACGTCGAAGTAACAATTGCAGAACCTGCAACAAGCTGATAACAGGTGACTGATTGACAATACTGGAGGCGGTAAAGCCGCCGCTGAGCGAGCCGGATGCCCTCCTGCGGTACTACGTCCGCCACCGGCGGGAGTTTATCGAGGACTGGTTCCTTATCGAGCACCGGGACACGCTCCAGCAGATACCGTTCCGGTTCAGACCAGTGCAGGAAGACTACTGGCAGAGGATGAAGGACGGGACAACACGACTCGTTGTTGTCAAATCCCGACAGGCCGAGGTCTCCTCGATAACCGAGGCAGACTATACCTCGCTCGCCATGCTGACACCGGGTCTACGTGTTCTCGCAGTCGTCCAGAAACCTGAGCACGAGACCATCCCGCACCACATGGCACGGATTATCCGCTTCTTCTACTCCGTTCCGGAACCGCTCAGGCCGGAAGTGGTCAACGAATCCCAGTCACAGATCGTGATGGGCTTCGGCGGAACAAAGAGCCATCCGGAGTTTACCTCGTCTATCCAGTTTATCTCCTGCGGCTCTCCCGACGCTCCACGTGGAGGCACGTTCCACTTCGTCCACCTCACCGAGTACGACTCCTACGAGACCAAGGAGGCAGAAGGTATCTTCCGCTCCCTCGCAGGCCTGCCCGCATCCTCTACCGTGGTGATCGAGTCATCCCCGAAACACTCGCTTGGCCCGCTTCACCGTATCTACTCATCGGCAAAGAACCGTCAGGGAGCCTTTGAGGCAGCACTCTACCCCTGGCACTGGGTTCCGGAGTATTCCCTTGGTGGGGATAGCCCGATAGAGGATATAACCGCACCAGAAGCAGAACTTATGCGCTCGGAGAGCCTGAGCTACGGGAATATCCGCTGGAGAAGACGGAAGATCGACGAGGCACGCGACGAGTTCGGTGAAGAGGCCGAGAGCGAGTTCCTTATCGAACACTTAGAAGACGATATTCGCTGCTGGGCAATGGTCGGAAGACCGGCAATGCCGCAGTCATACCTCGATACCCTCCTCTCCCGTGTCCAGACCCCGCTCTACAGCGATCACGGGCTGAAAGGACTCCGCGTCTGGCTCCCTCCTGAGAACGGCGAGAGCTATATCGTCATGGGAGACCCAGCCGAGGGACTCGCATGGGGCCACGAATCAGCAATTATCGTGAGAAGACTCTCGGACTGGCGTCACTGCGCCACCTGGAGCGGCCATAATACTCCCGGTGAGTTCGGGGCACTCCTCGTTGGTATAGGAACGCTCTATAACACAGCACTTGTCGGCTGGGAGCGCAATAACCATGGGCACGGTGTCCATGAACGGGTGGTCGAACAGCTCAGGTACCCGCTTATCTACCGCTACAAGGGAATAGGCGACCAGGCTGGCGACGAACGGACAGGATTCCCAACCTCCCACTGGACAAAAGCACCACTGGTCTCTGTCGTCCATGAGTCCATGCTGACCGGTACCTGGCACTCGTGGGATATGAAGCTCATCGGCCAGTACCGCACGCTCCAGGACCTTGGCGACGGGAAGTACGATACCGATGTGCTAGACTTGTGCATGGCTGACCTGTTATGTCATGCTGCAAGGAACCAGGGAATGCGGATGCGCTATTCCCATACGCCGAAAAAAGACGCAAAACCCTTTGCAGCGAGGTTTCTCCTGAGAAGATAGGATCGAACGAGAAAGGATTCCGCCATGGCTCTGAATGACAAGGAACGGGAACTCATCAAGGGCTTTGTCCGCAGGAAAAGACGGTACCGTGACCGAAACGAGCTTATCAGGCGCTGGTACGAGTTCTATTTCGTCGAGGATATGTACGCGGAGCAGGGACAGGTCACGCTCGCAACACCAGACTCTCGTAATGCCGTCGATCTCGGTATCTATATCCTCTCACGCAATCCCCACATAGACCGCATCCCGAGAACAATACAGAACGCATCACAGGGCCAGCTCCATAACATGGGAGAACGCTTCCTCGCAGGGAACTGGCGCTCGGTTGACTGGGACTTCATCATGCAGGGACTCCCGTGGCACCAGAGACGGCTTGCCTCATGGCTTATCATGACCGGCTGGTACGCACAGTTTACCGCCCTTATCCCTGACGGGGACGGAAACCCGACACCCGTCGCAGACCTCTGGGACCCGGCAAGCGTCTTCCCCGAGTGGGGAGGTGCCCAGAAGCGCCTCGCATTTGTCGATCACGAATACTTCTACCCGCTCCAGGCACTGAGAGAAATGGCCGACGCAAACGGCTGGAACACCCCGAACCTCGACGGCGACGGGAGCGAGATCGTTATTATCCTCGATCACTGGGAATCACGCTACAACCCGCAGGACAAGATGCAGCCGGATATATTAAACGGGGTATTCGTCTCAACCAAGACCATTGCCGACGAGCCCTATACGAGCTGGACAGACCCCGGCGAGACCGAGTGGATGCCCGTCCAGCAGCTCTTTAACCGGACAACCGACTCGAAGAAGGGTGGGTTCATGGAGATACCCGTTATCGTCGGGCCGGCAGGGGGCGTTGAACTCTCGGCAGCATATGCGAGGAGCGCCTCATCAGTCCTCGCAAAGCTCGGGCAGGGACTCCTTGCCTCGCTTGAGGGAGTGCAGGACTCGATTAACCGCGAGATGAGCACCCTCTTGCAGGAGGTTGAGGCCGCACGGCTCGGACAGTCAACACCCGTTATCAGCTCTCCCGGCGGAACCGCAACCCTTGAGCCCGGAGAGATGGGTATGGCACAGTCCTACCGTGATGATACCAACATAACATACCCGCACCGGTTCTCTCCGCAGCTTGCGTCCTCACAACTGGTCATTAACTTCTTAAACGAGGTATTCCAGCGTTCGACATTCCCGTGGACGGCAATGGGACAGGCGCTGTCCGGTGTCTCGGGAGTTGCAATAGAGCGGATGAACGAGGGAGCGCGTTCTCACCTCGAACCCTACCACTACATGATGCGCCA